GGGAGATGAGAGAAGAAGGAGAAGAAACAGTTGAAGATAATGTTACTAGATTGCTACAATATTTTGGTGAGGATGTAAATAGAGAAGGATTAAAAGAAACACCTAAAAGATTTGTAAAGTTTTTTAATGAATTTTTAAACCCACCTAAATGGAATTGCACTACATTTGAAGGTGAGGGGTACGATGAGATGATTATACAAACTAATATTCCATTTCATTCATTGTGTGAACATCATATAGCACCATTCTTTGGAACAGGAACTATTGCATATATACCAAGTAAGAAAATAGTAGGTCTATCAAAATTAGCTAGAACATTAGAAACATTTGCTAGAAGATTACAGAATCAAGAAAGAATAACAATGCAGGTAGCAGAGTTTTTATGGAATGAATTAGAACCTATTGGTGTTGCTGTTCAATTAACTGCCAAGCATATGTGTATGGAAATGAGAGGTGTAAAGAAACATAACACTCATACTACTACAACTAAACTAATGGGTGTATTTAAATCAGATCAAAGTGCAAGACACGAATTTTTAAATGCAATTAAATGAAAAATAAATCGGACAAATCGGACACACTAAAAAAGAAAACATTAGAAACATTAGAAAAGTCATTTGGTGTAATTACTACTGCTTGTAAAAATGTAGGTATTGCCAGAAGTACATTTTATGAATGGTTAAAAGATGAGGACTTTAAAAAGTCAGTAAACGACATACAAAACATAGCATTAGATATGGCAGAAAGTCAATTGCATAAACAAATACTAAATGGTAATACAACTGCAACTATATTTTATTTAAAAACAAAAGGTAAGAGTAGGGGATATGTTGAAAGACAAGAAATTACAGGTGCAGAAGGAATGCCTACTAACTTTCAAATTGAAATAATTGGCAGAACTAAAGATAAAAACTAATGTTGTTTATGAGCATTTATTAGATAACACTAAAAAGATTGTAGTTGAACAAGGTGGTACTCGTTCAGGCAAAACTTATAATATTATTCTTTGGATCATATTTGAGTATTGTGCTAAACATAACGACAAAGTAATTACAATTTGCAGAAAATCATTTCCTAGTTTAAGAGCAACTGTTATGAGAGATTTTATGAGTATCTTACAAACTCATAATATGTATAGTGAGAAGTTTCACAACAAGTCAAATTCAGAATACTATTTATTTAACAACTTAATTGAATTTATATCTCTTGATCAACCTACAAAGATTAGAGGTAGAAAAAGAGACCTACTATTTATAAATGAAGGTAATGAGTTATTTTTTGAAGATTGGCAACAACTAATATTTAGAACACAAGAACAAATAATATTAGATTTCAATCCTTCAGATGAGTATCATTGGATATATGATAAAGTAATACCTAGAGAGGATTGTGCATTTTTTAAAACAACTTACTTAGATAATCCTTTTGTAGAAGATTCAATTAAAGCTGAAATAGAAAGGTTAAGAGATACAGATGACCAATATTGGAAAATATATGGATTAGGTGAACGAACAGCAAGTAAGAGTACAATATTTAAATACAATGAAGTAAACCAAATACCAATAGATGCAAAGTTAATTGCTTATGGAATGGATTTTGGTTACTCAAATGATCCTAGTACATTAGTTAGTATTTACACTCTTGAGCATAATTTATATGTTAAAGAACATTTATATAGAACACAAATGACTACTAATGATATTAGCAAATTCTTAAAAGAAGAAAACTTACAATCAAATCCAATCTATGCTGATAGTGCAGAACCTAGATTAATAAGTGAATTAAGAAAGATGGGTCATAATATATTTCCAAGCATTAAAGGTAAAGATTCAATTAATGCAGGTATTGACTTATTAAAGAGATACAAAATAAATATACTATCAACTTCATCTAATGCAATAGCAGAGTTTAGAAATTATAAATGGAAAGAAGATAAATCAGGTAGGTTAATAAATGTACCTGAAGATAAGCACAACCATATTATTGATCCGTGTCGTTATGCAACCTACTCAATTTTATCAAGACCCAACTTTGGTAAATACACTCTACATTAAAATAAGTTATTAAATATTTTGTTTATAAGTATCTTTATTGTATATTTAAGTATTATTAATAATTAAGGTAAGAGTCCAGAATAATTATATAAAACAAAATTACAGATTTTATATAGCTTTTAAAGTAAGAGAAAACTTTTTTAACCTTTTATAACTAAAAAAAACAATATGAGAACACTAGACAGGTACAAACAAAATTTAAAAATTCAAGGCAATAATGTATGGAGTTACAGTACAATAGTTGCAAAGATTGATGGTAGTAATTTAATTCAATTAGGTTATTGGTCAATGACTACACAGAAGCACATAAATTATGTAGCAAAGCAGTTTAATTTAAATTTGATAGATGGATAAGAAATTAACAACAGCAGCAAAATTAGGCAAACAATTTAAGAAAGCACAAATTATATTTTTAATTTTGTTTCCAAGTTATTTTATAGCAAGAACATTAATGAGTTTAATATTTAACATATGAATTATGATGACTGGTTAGTAAAAATGGAACACGATTACAGAGGTTGGAATGATCCAGATTATACTTGTGATCATTGCGAGAAGCCAATACATAAAAAAGGTTATTGTAGTGATGGTTGTTTTGAGGCAGATATGATGTAAGTTTATTGAGTAATCTTACATTTAAAAGGGAGGGCAGAAATGCTCTCCTTTTTTTTTATTACTTTTATGACTATAAAATACACAATTAAATCCGTTATATATATATGAAACTTAGCATTACTATACCAACATCATTAAAAGATATTACTTTAAGACAGTATAAACATTTCTTAAATATCCAAAAAGAGAACAAAGGAGATAAATTCTATGATGCAAAAATGATTGAGATTTTTTGTAATATGCCTTTAAGTAAAGTTATATTATTAAAACTATCTGATAGTCAAGAAATTATAAAATTACTTAATGATATATTTGACACCAAACCTGCTTTAGTACAACGATTTAAATTAAACAAAATAGAGTATGGTTTCCACCCTCAACTAGATGATCTTACTTTAGGTGAGTATATTGACTTAGATACTTTTATAGGTGATTGGGATCAAATAGAAAAAGCAATGAATGTTTTATATAGACCAATAATAGCAAAATTAAAAGATAAATATACTATAAAAGATTATGAACTAGGAACAGAACAAGATTTATTGGATATGCCTATGGATGCAGTAATGTCCTCTATTTTTTTTTTGTGGAATTTAGGTCTAGAATTGTCGACAATTATGATGAACTCTTTGGACAATCAGGAGAACGAAGCCTTGATCAAACATCTATCTTTAACACAAAGTGGGGATGGTATCAATCAATTTATGCACTCTCTAAAGGGGACATTAGAAGATTTGAAAATATCACTAAATTAAAAATGCACGAATGCTTTATGATGCTATCATTTATGAAAGACAAAAACGATCTAGAAGCAAAACAAATAAAAAAGAAATTTAAATGAGCAATCAAGGTATAAGAGGTTTTTATCAAATAACACAAACAATAAAAGAGGAACTATTAAAAGATGTAAATATTAACACAGTAACAACAGGTGATATTACAGATGTTAATTTAAACAAGCAAGATATATTTCCATTAGGTCATATTATAATTAACTCAGTAATAGATGAGGAAAATGTACTAAGATTTAATATGAGCATTTTAGCTTGTGATATTGTTAACCAATCAAAAGAATTAACAATAGATAGATTTACAGGAAATAATAATGTACAGGACATCTTAAACACACAATTAGGAGTGTTAAATAGATTAACACAAAGATTGAGGAAAGGAAATTTATATAGTGATATGTACCAATTAGAAAACTCACCAAGTTTAGAACCTTTTTATGATCGTTTTGAAAATCAATTAGCAGGATGGACAATAACTATGGAAGTATTAATTTATAATGATATTTATATCTGCTAATGAAATATATATCTTTTAAACAATCAATAGAAACATTTGCTGAATATGTTATAAAACAGGCAAGAGTAAATTTAGCAAAGAAAGATAATCAAGATGGTAAATTATCTACTTCTTTGACATCAAAAGTTGATACTCTTCCTGGTGCATATATAGTAAGATTTTATATGGAAAACTATGGTATATTTCAAGATAAAGGTGTTAGAGGTGTAGAATCATATTATGCAGATAAAGTTACAGCAGGATCACCTTTTAGTTATAAAAGCAAAGGTGGTAAGTTTGGTTTAAAAGGTATGCCACCTCCGAAGGCATTTGATAAATGGACAGTAAGAAAAGGATTAGCACCTAGAGATAAGAAAGGTAGATTTTTAAAAAGAAAAACATTAGACTTCTTAATAGCAAGAAGTATATTTAAAAAAGGAATAAGAGCAACAAGTTTTTTTAGTGATGCATTAAGAGAAGGTCAAGCTAAATTTGGAGATGAATTTTTAAAAGCAATTGCAAAAGATATAGAAAACAGAAATAAGTAAACAATGGCAAACATAGCATTAAGAAGTCCACAATATAAATTTATAGAAGCAACATCAGCAACTCTGTCTGTCAAGTGTACAATAACAATAGATGGAACATTAAGATATACTTTAATTAAAAATGTAACACCAAGCACAGGGGTTAATTTTGACATCTCAGAACTTGCAAGAGATTATTTAAATGTAACTTATTCAAGTACATATGCTATTAGAAGTATTGTTATAGTAACAAGTTTACAAAATTACGCAGGATTAAACGCAACAGGTTCTACTATTGGAAGTGCAGTTGCATATACAGATAAAGGTTATGAAGCATTTGGAAAATTTGTTGAAGGATCAAATCCTGAACCACCATTTACAAGTGGTGCACAATTTTTAATTGCTCCTGACACTAATCCTGCACACAGTTCATTAAGATGGCAAATATATGCTCCATTTGGAGTATCAGGGTATGTAGGTTATACTAATTCATCAGGTATATTCTCAATGAGTTCATATAGTACAACAGCAACAACAGCATCAGGTCAAGGTAATATCTGCACAATAAATAGAATTGATTGCACAAAGTATGGTAATGGAACTAAAATAATATTTATAAATAGATATGGTGTTCAGCAGGATTTATGGTTTTTCTTAAAGAAAGTAGATTCAGTAAAAAGATCAAATGAAAGTTTTAAATCTAACACATTAACTTTTCCAGATGATGAGTATGCACAATATGAAATAACTAATGCTCCTACTAAACTAATAAACACAACTGCAAAGCAAAGTCATACTTTAAGTTCAGGTTATTACCCTGAGTTTGCAAATGCTTTCTTTGAGCAATTATTATTAAGTGAATATGTATGGATGGAAAGACCAAAACTTGATACCACAGTTTT